ATTTGTATACATTTTTCTTGAAAATCCGTTGACAATTAGGACGTACTGTGCTATAATCATATTGTCAGCAGGACATAAAGTCCTAAACGCTGAAAATCCTGTTTCCAGTCTATAGGGGAAGCGAAACAGAAAGGAGGTGATGAGGTCATGTACTTCACGCACGACATTAACGTAGTCGGGTATCCTCATGTAGTACAAATGTCTTTTGAACTGCCTTACCTCGATTGGTGCAGATTTCAAAAGTCGCAGTTGTTTCATGACCTGACAGAATATCTGGAGGAATTAGAAACGCCAGATAGCCGGAAGCTGCTCCGAGACAGTCCAAACGAATCGGAAGAACATCAGAATTTACTATAACCTCGGCATAAGTTTCACCATTTTGTCTATGGGTAGAATGCTCTGCAAGATGTTGCCGAGGCTCTGCATCTTGCTTTCCTTTATCGGTAATCAATCGCATTCTTGTGATAGCGATCGGCATTTGTGATTTGTTGAACGCCATGTATCGAACCATAATTGTATCTACAGATTTTCCATTTCGTTCTGTCGGACAATGTTGGGGGAAAACGCCGTCTATACGTATCCATAGATTTTTATGTTTTTCGATTTGTGCCGATATGATGCCATACAAAGAAAAAAGTAATGCGAGAACAGATGTGACAACAGAAAAAATACTCATAAGATTTTCACCTCCTTCCCGAGTTCCATTATATCACACCGGAGCAGGGAATACAACAGAAAGGAAGATAAAACATGAAAACCTATATTCTATACGATACCTACGAAACCGGTGTTGATCTCGGTGAAGAGATCGGTTGCTACAACAGCTATGAGGAAATGCGAAAAGCGGCAAGACAGCGGATAGAGGACACGGACGGCGAATGCAGTCTGCAATATGTTGTCCTTGGCGAATAATCAGGGAGGAGCGAGAAAAATGTATAAAAATTTTAGAATTTACAAAGCGGAAACTGGTACGTTTATTTTGAAAGCGGATAGCAAGCGTTTTGGCAAGCAGGCAATTATTTTTGAGCATTACGACTGTAATGCAGTTGTGAAGTATATGCTTGAGAACTACACCAACAAGGACGGCAAGAGAACAAAAAACATGAGATGGACAGATTTAGTGTACCGAAAGGCAATGTCGACTTGCAATATTCCAAATAATCCGTGGTACACAGCATAACAAGACACACGCTGTCCTGAGCATGACGCAAAACCGCTTACCAACATCTTCAATCTTCAATCGCCATTGTGGCGAATACCTCCTTTCTTATCCATGCGGCAGTACTGGCAATGCTGCCGCAGATGGGGCGACGAGTATCAGCCGGGTGCAACTCCCGGACGCTCCACAATTTCACAAGGTGAGGTGATACATATGGCTGACAAAACACAGGTACAGGTAAGAGAAGTCAAGCAGTTGCTGCGGGAGTTGCTGAAAATCTCTGGAATGTCTGAAACCAGTATCAAGCTTGGAATCACGTACATTCAGGGACTGTCGGACGGAGAAGCAACGCAAACAAGCACAAAGGCGTGACAACAGAAAGGAGTATCACATGGCAAAAACCAACCTGAAAGAGATGCCGGTGGAAGTTCGTTCTTCCGGCAAAGAACCGCAGAACGACTTCTTCGCAGCATTTCTGGAGTATGTGAAGCAGCACGCCGATGAAGCAATCGCTGCGGTAGAGGCACAGAAAAATGCCGCAAAGTAAATACGTGAAAGGAAGTATCATCATGGAAGAAAAGAAGAAACACATTGAGATCCACATCAAGATGGACGAGAACGAGCAGATCACGCCGAACTCAAAGATAAGCAACGTCAGCGGCGATGACGTGATAGCTTGCTATCTTGCAGGTGCGGTATACGTTGCCAATATCGTGGCAGATTGCAGCAACGGTAAGCACGATGCAAAGCAGGTACTGGGAGCAATGCTCAAAAGGCTTTCCCTGGTTTTTGTACACTTCGATGAAATCATGGAAAAAGAGGAGGACTAACCCATGCTGCAATCCGAATTTGACCGCCTGACCAGCCGCCCGTACACAGAGGCGGAGTTTTCCGAGATCCACTACGTCTACTGCTACCACCCGGCGATCAAGAGCAAGAAGGACATCGCCGACCTGTGGACGATCGGCGGCATCTGCCTTATCAAGGACATGTGGCCCACCGCCAGACGTGTGGAGGAAGCAGAGCTCAAGCGGAACGCCGCCAGAACGGCATACGAGCACGCCAGAGATGCGTATGACGAGCTGCTGCGGGAACTGTACATGGAGGTGAATGCACCGTGAAGGTGATTGAAGATGTGCAAGACAAGCATGGCAACTACTGCATCATTTTCAAAAGCACGAATTTAAGGCTGATCTACGACTGGCTGCACACGCACTACAGCGGAAACGGCTTCAAGTTTGCAATCGTAATTGACCTGAGTATCGACTGCGACTATGAAGAGCCGACAGAAACGCTGGTCTACTTTCTGGATGAGATCACAGAAGAAGTGCTGGATTATGCCGGATTGAAGCTTGCAAATGAAGATGAAACATGAAAGAGGAGGAATGAATCATGGAAACCCAGAAGAAACACATCGAGTTTCACATCAATATCGACGAAGCAGCGGATCGGCTGAATGTGCAGATCGTCGCAGAAAAGCCGACTGTGGGCGAAATGCTCACGTGCCTTCTCGGTACTGTAAAATGTGTTGCAACGACTGTCGCTGAAAATAGAAGCGAGGACACGCAGAAGACACTACACAGCTTTGCTACCATGGTTTTGAAGCTGGCGGACGAAATGCAGGACGAGGAGGAAAACCAATGATCCTCAAAATGACCGCCGAGGAGTACAACGGCGTGATAAAGTATCTGCTGTCCCTGCCGATGAGTAGGGCGGACTTCCCGATGCTGGCACATCTCTACGCCGGCGGCGGTATCCCAGAAGTCCTCGGCGAAACCAGCAAGGAACTGCGTGCCAGAGTGGCGATGAATGCTGTCAAGGCACACTGCGACGCAAAGAAAACCCCCGCACCGGCGGCAACCGATAACGGGGGCATGGGTAAATAAAACCACAACTATCATATCACAATTAGGAGGAAATGTCAAATGGAAACGAAACTGAAAGACAGCGAGATCGTTGCTGAACTGATCGAGAGCGTCCGGCACGACATGGAGATGCCGAAAGAAATCTGGAACCGTGGAATGGGGCTGCTGCAGAAGTACCAGCAGTTTGAACGGAACGAGGAAGCTGCACAAGTCTACATCGAGGAGGCGTGCCGCCGTGGATAATCAGAACGAGAAAGACCGCTGCATCAACTGCGGCATTAAGAGCGTGCCCTTGTACTTAGGACTGGACGGCAGACTGCACTGTGCCGATCACATCGGCCTGCTGCTGCCGCCGGACAAGCCGGAACAGCCGGCAGAGGAGGAACATCATGGATAAACTGAGAATGCAGAAGAAAGCACCTGCCGGCAGGAAGAACGGCGAACGTCGTCTGTTCAGCAGCGTGAACCTGCGGATGGAGCACATTGCACTGGTGGAGGAGATCGCACTGGAAACCGGACGCACCAAGACACAGGTGCTGGGGGATATGGTCCAGTTCGCCTACGACCACATCGAGCTGTACGAGGAGGGAGAAGCATGAGCGTGAAGATCAACAGTCTGGAAATCGAAAACGTCAAGCGGATCAAGGCGGTAAAGCTGGAACCGTCCGCCAATGGTCTGACCATCATCGGCGGCAACAACAATCAGGGGAAAACCTCTGTGCTGGATGCCATTGCATGGGCACTGGGCGGCGACAAGTACAAGCCTACCGCTGCGGCAAGGGACGGGGCATACACCGATCCCATTCTCCATGTGGAGCTGTCCAACGGTCTGATCGTGGAGCGAAAGGGCAAGAACAGCAGCCTGAAAGTCATCGATCCCAACGGCAGCAAGGCAGGGCAGCAGCTGCTGAATTCGTTCCTGTCCGCACTGGCACTGGATCTGCCCAAGTTCATGAACGCATCGGACAAGGAAAAAGCGGCGATCCTGCTGCAGATCATCGGCGTGGGCGAGCAGCTGACACAGATCGAATCTGAGGAAAGCCGGCTGTACAACCAGCGTACCGCCATCGGCAGAATCGCCGACCAGAAGCAGAAGTACGCATCAGAGCTGCAGTACTGGGAGAACATGCCGAATACGCCGGTTTCTGCATCGGAGCTGATCGCACGGCAGCAGGAGATTCTGGCACGCAACGGTGAGAACCAGCGGAAACGGGAAAACGCTGCCCGGTACGCACAGGAACTCACCGCCGCACAGGCTGCCTATGACGCTGCCAAAAAGCGTCTGGAACTGGCAGAGCAGAACGCTGTGACTGCCCAGATGTCCGCACGGGACCTGCAGGACGAATCCACCGCCGAACTGGAAAAGAGCATTGCGGAGATAGACGCCATCAACATGAAGATCCGGGACAATCTGAACAAGGAACACGCCGAGGAAGAGGCAAAGACCTACCGGCAGGACTACGAGGCACTGACGGAGCAGATCCACGCACTGCGGCAGGAGAAACAGGATTTGCTGCATTCCGCTGACCTGCCGCTGGAAGGGCTGACGGTGGAAAACGGAACACTGCAGTACCACGGTAAGCAGTGGGACAGCATGAGCGGCTCAGAGCAGCTGCGAGTGGCGGCTGCCATTGTCCGCAAACTGAATCCGGACTGCGGCTTTGTGCTGCTGGACAAGCTGGAACAGATGGACAGCGTCACCCTGCAGGAGTTCGGGCAGTGGCTGGAACAGGAGGGCTTGCAGGCAATTGCCACCCGTGTGTCTACCGGAGATGAATGCAGCGTCATCATTGAGGACGGCTATTCTGTGGACACCCGTCCGGCACAGCCGGTGCAGCCAGAGCCGCTGACACCGCCGATCATTCAAAAAGCATGGACGAAAGGAGCGTTCTAAATGGAATTTCAGGAGACAAACGGCATTCAGACCGGTGCCGGCGTGAAACTGGTCATCTACGGACAGGAGGGTGTGGGAAAGACCTCTCTGGCGGCACAGCTGCCGGGAGCGGTGTTTCTGGACTGCGAGGGCAGCACCTCAAAAATGAACGTCCGGCGGCTGCCCAAGCCCACCAGCTGGGAGATGCTCCAGCAGGAAGTGGACTTCGTGCTGGAATCCCACGTGCAGCGGCAGTACCAGACCTTGTGCATCGATACCTTCGACTGGGCGGAACGCCTTGCCATTGCCCAGCTGTGCAGCAAGCATCAGAAAAACGGTATTGAAGGCTTCGACTACGGCAAGGGCTGGGAATATGAAGCAGAGGAAATCGGACGGTTTCTGGATAAAACGGAACGGCTCATTCAGGCTGGAATCAACGTGGCACTGCTCTGTCATGCCATCACCCGGAAAACGTCCCTGCCGGAGATTGATTCGGATTTTGACCACTGGGAACTGAAGCTGGGCAGCAAGACCACCAACAAGATTGCACCGCTGCTGAAAGAGTGGTCAGACATCACCCTGTTCCTGGCGTTCCAGACACATGTCATCGCCACCGATGACAAGGGCAAAAAGCACAAGGCGACCGCCTGCAACCGTGTGATGTACACCACGAAAACAGCGTGGTGGGATGCGAAAAACCGGTTCGGGCTGCCGGAAATGCTGCCGCTGGAATATGCGTCCATTGCGTCCATTTTCACGGCTGCACCGGCAGCCGCACCCAAGCCGAAGGCACAGCAGGTCATAGAAAAGGCACAGGCTGCCGGACTGCCCACGGAAAAGGATCTGGCGGAATCGGAGCTGCTGATTACCGCAGACGGACAGCTGCCGGAGCCCCGGCAGACCGCCGAAGATGTCCAGACCCAGCACATTCTGGACGGCATCGCACCCCAGCTGGCACAGCTTATGGCAGCCGCACAGGTGCAGCCGTCGGAACTGCAGGCAGTGGTAGGCAGCAAGGGCTATTTTCCGGCAGATATGCCCGTGCAGAACTATCCGCAGGACTTCGTGGAAGGCTGGTGCATTCCGTGGTGGCAGAACATCATGGGCATGATCCAGCAGAACCGGAAAACGGCGTGATATTACGTTGATATGCACACGGGTCGATG